TAGGCCATGAATTACATGGATTTCATGATTTCTCCGTACCACTCCCCCCTTCATGCGCGCGTCACGCGCGTGCGCACATGAAGGGGGGAGTGGTCACCAAAATGATGAAAACGATGAAGAAGCCCGACCGCACCGAATCGCTCGATCTGACGATCCTGGCGCGCGACCCGGACACGCCGCCGGCCGGCATCCGTGCCTGCCCGCCCCACCTGCCCGATGACATCCGCTCGTTTCCTGGCGAGACATTGACGCAGCTGGTGCACCGCGCACTGCGCATGGCCGTGGGCCAGGGCGCGGCGCTGCTCTTGGTGTTCTATCCCGACGAGGTGCTGCATTGACCACGCGCAACCACCCAACCGAAAGGAGCCTACATGGCCTTGCCCGTTATCGGTTTCCTTCTTCGCATCAGTAGTTCAGCCCGCACGCTCATTTCCGCCATGCGCGGGGCTGGCAGTGTGAGTGGCATGCCCTCGTCATCTAGATTGCTGAGACTGCTGGATAACCTGCTGCAGGACCACCAGCAACAAATCAGCATTCCGCGACTGAAGATCACCACCAACTTCCCGGACGTAATCCGGGGGCTGAATCGACTGCACGATGACATACGCTGGAGAGCGCTGCCGCGCGCGTTGAACAAGATGGCCGAGCTGGCGCGCACGGAGGCGCGGCGGCAGATCACTGCCATGTACGCCATGCGGGCCACCGATGTTCGCGCGCGGCTGAAGATCAAGCGGGCAAGGCCGGATGAGAACGTGGCCGTTCTGTACGTCGACAGCCGGGGTGGGCGCGGCGGCCGTTCGCTGAACGTTGCGCGCTTTGTTGTCGGTGGTGGTGGCAAGGGTTCGCGCATGACAAAGGCTAGTGCCCGGCGTGCGCTGAAGGCTGGCGCCCGTGCCCCGCTCAAGGTCAGGATCAAGAAGGGCATCGTCAAGTCCATGGGGCCCGTGTTCCTGGCCAATGCAGGAAAGACCGCGTTCAGGCGGGTGGGCGACAAGCGCTTTCCCATCGAGCCGGTGCAGACCATCGACGTGCAACAGATGTTCAACGAGCGGAGCATCAACGAGAGCATTCGAAGCTTCATCGAGCGCCGCTGGCCCAACGTCATGGAGCGTGAGATGGACCATTTCATCAGGCAATGGGAGCGTAGCTGACCCCGTGTCGGGTCCTCCTTGGTGCCTTAGATGCGGGTACCAACGGAGCGCCGAATCGCGCTAGTTGATCTGTCCCCATTTAATTGACCAAGTAGGTGACACACCATGCCCCAGGGTGACAAGCTGTTGACGCAGGCCGAGTACAGCAGGCACCGCGGCTGCAGCCGCGAGGCCGTGCGCAAGGCGGTCGACGCTGGCCGCATTACGGCCTTCGGCCCCGACAAGTTGATCGACGCCACGCTGGCCGATGCGCAGTGGCAGCGCAACACGCGCGCCAGGGCGTCGACCAAGGCACCGCCGGCCGCACCGGTGGCAGGCGACGACCACGCCGGCGCTGGCGGCAGCTATCACGACTGGCGCACGCGCCGCGAGGCCGCCGAGGCGCAGGCCGCCGAGATGCGGCTGCGCGAGCAGGCGGGCGAGCTGGTGCGTGCCGACGCTGTTCGCCACGCCCACGCGCACCGCCTGGCCGGGCTGCGTGAGGCCCTGCTTCAGATACCCGCACGCCTGGCGCCGGTGCTGGCCGCAGAGACCGACCAGCGGGCGGTGCACGATGCCCTGCAGGCCGAGCTCTATGGCGTGATGCGCGAGGCGGCCGGGGGACACTGACGCCGCCATGCAGGCACTCGACTGGCTCCCTGGAGTGCTGGCTGGCAAGCCGGACGCCGAGGCCGTCGAGCACATGGTGGCGGGCGTGCAGACATGGTGGCGCAGCGGCACGCGCAACGGCGGCCGGTCCCTGACGCTGGCCAGGTGCATGGGCTTGCCCGAGTCTTCGGAAGCCGCGCGGCTGGCGCTGCGGGACCACTGGCTGCGCCAAGCCGCATGCACGCTGCCCGGCGGGCCTTGGCAGCGCGCCGTAGCGCTGCACGCGGCCCTGCAATCGTTTCGTGGGCACCGGTGGCCATGCTGGTGCGACTTGGTGGAACCGCCGGCGCATGCCGATCCGCTGCGCGCGGCCCTGCACCAAGCAATGCGGGCGGCCGGCGGGCGCATGCCAGGCACGCCGCGCAGGCTCGCGCAGATCCTGGCCTGAAGCGCTTTCGAGGCAGGATTTCAGAGCGTTGGCGTGACGATGGCGGCATCCCTTCAGGAGCCCATCACATGAATCAGATTTCCTTCGGCGCCGCCCAGCGCCGCGCCTTCGACGACCTGGCTGTCGGCCAGCGCGCGGTCCAGCGCTACGGCGCGCGGCTCGACCTCAGACACCTGATCTTGTCGCGCATGCGGCACGGCGGACAGATGGCGGACCAGCGCGCCGTGGCCGGCTTTGCCGAGTTGTCCGAGTCCCTGCGCCAAAGCTCGGGCGATGTGCCGAGCGGGAGCTGGTTGCCCCTCAGTGCGCTGACCCGCGACCTGACGACAGGCACCGCATCGGCCCCCATCACCGGCACCTTGAGCGCGCAAGCCGCGCCGGGCCTGCTGCCGCCCAGCGCCGTGTTCAACGCGGGCGCCACCGTGCTGTCGGGCCTGAGCGGTTCCACGTTCGGCATTCCCGCGATGAGCCCGACCTTCGACTCGACCGGGCTGTGGGCGGTGGAGAACGCCCCCGCGTTGGCACGTGAGCCGAGCTTCGATCAAGCGGTGCTGAGCCCCAAGACGCTGACCGTTCAAGTCGTGATCAGTCGGCGCATGCTGCTGAACACCAGCGTCGACCTCGATGGCCTGCTGCGGGCAGAGATCGTGGCGCAGTTGGCGCGCCCCATCGACGCCGCCGCAATCAACGGCGCGGGAAGCGCCACCGAGCCCGCCGGCCTGTTGAGCAACGCAGGGTTGGAGGTGCTGGCTGCCGGCACCAACGGCCTGGCGCCGACCTGGGCGCACATTTGCGACGCCGCCTATCACGTCGAGGGTCGCGCCGGAGGCGACAGCGCGGCCATGAGCTGGCTGATGCCGCCGGCACTGGCGAAGAAGATGCGCCAGACCGTACGCGTGACGGGCGGCGAGCGCTTCATCCTCGAGGGCGGCGAAATCCTCGGCCGCGCAACGCGCATCAGCCCGGCCGTGCCCAGCACGCTGACGAAGGGCTCGAGCTCCGGCGTGTGCTCGGCCCTGATCTTCGGCGACTGGTCCGAGGTTGTCATCGGGTTCTGGGGTCCGGCTGCGGTCGACATCCTCGTCGACGATGTGACGCTGAACACCCAGGGCGCTGTGCGGCTGGTTGCCCGTGCTGAGGTCGGCATCGGTGTTCGCCGGCCGGGCGCCTTCGTGGCCTACAAAGACCTGCTGACCGCATGATGAAGTACTTGGCGTTCTGGCGGCGCAACAAGACCCCGCGCGTCGAGGCCGCGCCGCCATGGACGGCGCCGGTGCGGCTGCTCGTGCCACTTCGCATCGGACTCAAGCGCTACCCAGCCGGCTCGCGTATCGAGTTGCCGTTCGGCAAGGCCGTCGTTATGGACCGCGACGGCAGGGCCGTCCTGCTGCTGCCGTCGGTGGACATGGTGACCGGGAAAATCACCGATCCGACTGCACCGCGGCGGCAGCGGGTGCGCGACCCGCGCGAGGAGTGCGAGTGGTGACCCGGCCGCCGCGGCTGTCGCGGGTGTCCGCACGCCGCGGCTTCAGCGCGGCGGCCGGTGAACAACGATGCAGGTGAGCTTTCCACCGAGGAAGTCGGCCACGCCCGACCTCGACTTGCAGAGCCGCACCCCGCGCGGTAGGCGCCTGGCGCGCGCGATCAAGCGCTGGCGCAGCGCCGGCATCGCGTTGTTGGCCGAGCTCGATCTCGACGTGGCCAGCATGGCAGCCGTGCGTGCGCTTGCGCAGCGCATGCTCGACGTGGTGGCTGAAGATGAGGGGCCCGGCGAGAGCTAGCCAGAGCGTCCGCGTGGCCGCCGCGCGGATGGCGAGGCCGCACCCCTGCCTTGCCGTTCCGCTGGCCGAGCAGCGGCGCCTGTTGCTGGCCGCGCACCTTGCACTGCACGACATGCTGGCCGACAAGGCGCAAGGCGCCTGGATGGATCTGCCCGCAGCGGTGGCCGTCGCCGCCGAAGTGCTGGATGGCCTGGACCTCGAAGGTGACGCGCGGCGAGCCGTGCAGCGGGCTGGTGAGGCTTTGGTGAGCACTGCCGGGCTACCTACCCCAACCGACGAAGCAAAGTCTGCCTGCGGCGCCTTCCTGCCGTACTACGAGGGCATCCTGGCGGCCGTCACCTGGCGCCGGTTGATCGAGGCCCAGCACGCGACCGCGGCGGCGTGGCGGGCTGCCGCTAGGTGAGCGGCTCGCGCGCGCGGGCGCGCTGTCCGAAATCGACGCTCTGAGTCCCGACGGCACTCGAGCGGCCCGCGCGCGCGGGCGCGCTGTAAGCCATACACCGTGCGAGGTTTTGCCGCCGGACCGGCCCACGCTGCTGGTGTGTGTGGCGGTGGTGCGCGGGACGGGAATCGAACCCGTACGCCCAAAGGCTGCGGCTTTTAAGGCCGCTACGTCTACCTGTTCCGTCACCCGCGCCTAGTGCGTCGGGATGATAGGCTGCTGCGTAATCGGTGCGTAGCAACACACCGCAGAGCAGCACAAGGCGACAGCGAAGTAACACCCAGCCGTTCCATTTCACCTATGAAGGCGTGCAGTTGCCTCGAAGCTGTTTTGTGCTGTTTTGTGTTGGACCGCTACTTAAAATCCGCGGCCCCGCACAGGGGCATACGGGTTCGATTCCCGTTCCGGGCACCAGCACCAGCACCAGCACCG